AAGAGTTCCTTGTAGACCAGACACTAACAGTTTAAATGTTTTGTTCTTTCTGGCTCTTGATCCTAAGATAAGAAAACTAATAAGAGCCTAGAATAAAATTGTTCTTTGAAAATTTAATATAGAAAGGTGGTGAGAAGGATGGTTCTTAAGAAGAAGGTTTTAAGGGAAGATGCATTTAAGGCAATCAAGTCCTTTGCTGATGAGCACCACATGACATATGAAGATGCACTTGATCTCTTTTATGATGTACTGAATGAGACTGTTGGAGGAATGGAAAAGCTTACTTACGACAAGACGGAGTGGGAAGATGAAATAAAAGACACTGAAAACAATGTCTTGAAAGAAGGTACTACATTCGATGCAGAAAAGATGAACAAAATCGAAAATGCTATCGAAAAGCTTGTAGATAGAGTTAACAAGCTAACAGAGATTGTAGAAAGTAAGTAGTACTCCAAAGGAGGGGCATGAATATCATCTATTCTTTAGCTTTGTCTGATTTAGACTTACACTCTGGACAAGTAGAGTCTACAACAGAAACTGCTTTAGATTCTTTTGATGTAACCAAGGTTCCACATCTAGTTATTGGCTGTGGAGTTGCCTCAAATTCTTTGTTACAAACCTTACATTTTATCTTCATGGTATAACCCCCTTAAATCATGCCCCTCTAAAATAATTTTATCATTATTGGGTATTGAGTTACAACTTAAGGAGGGATCGAGTGGATAAGCGAAACATCACCAAAACAGGTGTTAAATATAAGACTAAAAAGTATTGGGCTGACTTCATGGATGAACATCAAGGAAAGCAGGTTCTAGTGGAGCTACAGGATAAGCATCACATAAAAGTATATCTTGGGAGCACACTTTTAGGAACTGCTACTGAGATTGGATATGAAGATAAAATCAGCAAAGGAAGTGATAAGATGTTTGGTCTAGGTAAAAAGCTTAAGGACTATAAAGATGAAGAACTAATCAAAGAGCTTGTGAAAAGGCATGGAGTAAGTGTTCTAAAAATCAGAGACGACCAACAATATCAAGTTAAAGGTAATGGATCCAGGATAAAAGAATGGGGGCCTGCAACCGTATTCGTGATAAGGGATTAAAGAAGGAAGGTGAGCAAATGAGAAAAAACACTATGACAGAGTTTGGTAAATGGGTAAAGAAAAGCCTTCTTGAAATCGGAATGACTCAAAGAAGTTTGAGTGAAGAAGTCGGTATTGATGAAAGGTTCCTATCTAACATCCTTTACGGGATAAGACCAGGACATGATTATATAGACAAGATTAAGTCTGTAATCGAATCTAAAAAAAAGAAGTTAAGTAAAACGGCATGAAAGGAGCAATGATGAAGGGGAAAAGGCAAAAAAATGACAGGTGCCAGAGGACACCTGCATGTCATTGTATGCTGAATAGGCTTTTTAAAGACCTATTCCCCTTTATTATAGCACCTAAATGCCAAATGGTAAAGGGGGGATATTATTGGAATCGTATATCACTATCGATGAAGCTGCAAAGCTTGAAGGTGTGAAGTATATGACACTCTATATGAAAATCCAAAGAAATCAAGAAGAATACAAAACTAAAACAATCCCTTCCGAAAACGGTGGCAAAGATAGGCTCTTGGTTTCAGTTGAGTCTCTAAGTAAAAAAGCTCGGAGAACATACAAAGCACAAAATGAGGTAATAGATGAAGAAAATGCCCCTTGGTATGTTGGATGTGATTTTAACTGGTACAAGGAAAGCTACAAAAAATATTTTTATGAAGCTATAGAACTCTCAAAATATGTAGAAGAATACATCGATTTTGAAGGCAAAGGCAAGACTGCTCTCGCAAAAAAACTTGCAAAAAAATGTGGTATCTCAAGCAGAACATTCTTAGTAAGAGTTAAGGAATACATAGAAGCTGGAGCCTGGGCGAATAAAATGCAAGAAGCTTCAAATAAGAATTATGACTACTTTAAAATACTAGCTCTTTGTAGAAAACCAAGGGAAAAGAATACTTTCCCTTCAATGACGGATGAAGTCAAAGCGATGGTAGATAACATTTTTTATAGTAAAGGCTTTCAAGAAAACAATCAGCCAATCACTAACCTTTATGAAGAACTGGAGTATATGGCTAAGCTAGAGGATGTGGAGATACCAAGCTATGACACGGTTTGGAGATATGTAAAACAGATCATCAAGGAAGATGGCGAAGGTGCTAGTGTTTTACTAGGCAAAGGCACAAGACAATGGAAGAATCAATACATGATGAAAAGAAAAAGAGACACAGGAAACCTTAAGGTTATGGAAGTATTGCAAGGGGATGTCCATAGCTTTGACTGTTGGGTAGCAGTAAAAAGACCTAATGGCAAGATGCAAGCTATAAGACCTGCATTGGTTGCTTGGATGGACATGAGGTCAAGGACTCTGGTAGGATGGGCCATAGCTGAGCATCCAGACTCACAAATTATAAAGAAAAGCCTGATAAATGTTATATATCCTAAGAAAAATAAGGCTCTCCCCTATGGGGTACCCAAGTACTTGCTGATAGATAACGGGAAAGAATATACTGCTGAAGCTCTGACAGGAAGACCAAGAAAGATAAGAGTAACACTGGATGCTGACACAAAAGGATTTTATAGAAGTATAGGCATTGAAGATGATATGAGAAGTCTTCCCTTCCAACCTTGGTCGAAGGCACAGGTTGAGAGATTTTTTGGAACTGTATGCCAGAAGTTCTCTAAAAGAATGAATAGTTACACAGGTACACTTTCTGGGCAAAAAACCTCGGCAAAGGTAAAAAAGGACATAAAGGGTATGTTGGAAGCTGGAGAACTTATGGATATCGAAGAATTTTCTCAAAAGTTTGAAGAGTGGGTTGCTAAAAACTACCATACCAGAAAACACGGTGGACTCAAAGAGCAAGGAGAAGAATCGCCAATACCAATAGATGTATTCAATAGTGCTGAAAGATATTTCAAAGCAGCTCCTCCACTAGACTACACTTTAAGTCTTCTAATGAAGAGCGAAGAAAGAAAAGTTACGAGCATGGGCATCAAAATCACAAGGGATGGAAAGCCAATATATTATCAACATCAAGACCTGGATGTATATATCAATCAAAGAGTCGATATCAGATACCATCCTGAGGATATCACTAAAATATTTGTATATGACAAGGAAGGTAACAAGATTTGTGAGGCAGTATCTTATGAGCTTCTAAGGATAGCTCCTAAGGTCTCTGAAAAAGGATTTATCGAGCATAACAAAGACCAAAAAAGACAACTTAAGAACGAAAAAGACAGAATCAAGTACAGACAAATGTCTTATGAAGAGAGATTGCAAAGGGAGAAAGAACTTCTTGAGAATGCTGATAAGAAGATTGTTACTCCAGAATTAAGTGGAGAAAAGCAAAAAATCACTTCTATACCAGAAGATAAGCAATATAAAGATGAAATCAAAGGCAAGACTAAAAAGTCAACTACTAAGCAAAAGAATGAATACTTTGAAAGACAAGCAGCAAAAGCTCTTGCTGCACTAAGAAAATTAGGATAATAAAAGGAGGAGATTGTATGTCATTGTATGTACTACAAAATGATTTAGTTGACAGAGTGACTGAGTATTTAGAAAGGACAGGAATGACAAAAGCTGATTTTTCAAAAGCAATAGGTTATTCAAGGACTGCTGTTTCACAGTACCTTTCAGGAAACTACAAAGCGAATCCTATAGAGCTAGAAATGGCAATGGAAAAGTTTTTAGATGAGAATCAAACAAATACTGATAAGGCTATAAGCAAAGCTGACAGAGAGTTTTTTGTAACTGATGATGTTCATAATATGATGGCCATTTGTCAGAGTTGCCAAGAAAATCAAGGACTTGGAATTATAGTTGGTAAAACTGGATATGGCAAGACTCACACTTTAAAAGAATATAGCAAGCTTGACAGAGTGGCATATGTAGAATGCGATGACTCTATGGGTTCAAGGGATTTAGTTGAAGCTATAGAGTCGGCTCTAGGAATACCAAGTGGGTACGGCTCCATCTGGAAGAGAGTCAAAGGTATAAAAGAGTTTTTTAACATAAACAAAGGATACTTGCTTATAATTGATGAAGCTGACAAGTTAATTACTAAGTACACTCAAAAGAAAATGGAAATCTTAAGGACTATATTTGACCAATCGGATGTTGGCATTGTGATAGCTGGAGAACCGAAGCTTGAAAGTATGATTAAAGGGTATATTGCAAGATTTGCAAATAGGGTTGATTTCTTCATATCTCTAAAAGGATTATCTAGAGAGGAAGTTGTTGACTACCTGGCTCCATATGATGTAACTGACAAAGCAAAGGAAGAGCTAATCATTAGGGCGACTAATCCAAACACTGGCTGCTTTAGACTTCTAAACAGGACATTAAATAATGTTTTAAGGCTAGTAGGAGAAGGTGGCAAGATAGATGTTAAAGCTATAGATAAAGCTAGTAGAATGATGATGCTTTAAGGGGTGAATACAATGGAAGTTTTAGGACTTAGGGAAGTTGTAAGCCTAGCAATCAATTGTTTTAATGAAGGTCTCGAATCTAAGTCAGAAACAGTGGATAAGATTGTGAACTTTGTGGAAAAAGAATATGTCAAGCTTGGAGACCTAAAGGAAGCTCTTCAAAAAATGGAAAGGGGTCAGGAACATGAAGGAGCTAAATAATATTACTTTAGAGAATGCAGCGAGAATGTATGAAGTAAACATGATATGTTTTCGCTGCGAAGATGGCGAAGTAAAATTTGCTGGGATTGAAGGATTGGATAATTTTCAAGAGCCAAGAAAGTATTATTGGCAAGAAGATAATATAGACGAGGGGGCGATGTAAAATGGCAAGAGTAAGAATACCAGATGAACCAGCTTTAAAATGCTGGGATGATGTAAATTTAAACATGAAAGAAATTGGAGAATGTCAGATGGAGATTGAAAGAATTGAGGCAGATATGAATGCCAAGATATCTGACATAAAGCTTGAAGCTGAAATGGAGGCTAAACCTCACAAAGAGAGAATTAAAAAGCTTGAAATACAGATTAAAGAATTTGTGGAAATGAATAAGTCTGAACTAGATGGCAAGTCAAAGGTTTTAAACTTTGGGAAAACAGGCTTTAGAAAAAGTACAAAGATAGTTACAAGAGGAGTTGCCAAAATCATTAAAAACCTTAAAGCCTTTGGAATGAACGATTGCATTAAGATTAAAGAGAGCATCAACAAGGAAGTCCTTAAAAAGTACTCTGATGAAGAGATAGCAAAGGTCGGAGCTACAAAGAAGGTTCAAGATGTTTTCTGGTATGAAGTCGACAAAGAAAAATTAAAGGCCTAGGAGTGAATGATATGACAAGGAAGAAAAACAGACCCCAAATAAAAAGTATCTGGGGTCTTGCTAAATCAAAGGAGTTAAACCTTGATGATGATACCCTCTACTCTATAATAATGCGAGAAACGGGCAAGGATAGCATGAGAAAACTTACAACTAAAGAGCTCAACAGGGTTATTGCAGTACTCATCAAAATGAAAGAAAGACATAGAGATAGACCAGGAATGGCCACGGAAGAGCAAATTTATAAGATACGAAGACTTGAAAAGGAGCTTGGATGGGATGATAACCCTCGAAGGCTCGAAGGCTTTTTGAAAAAGTATTATAAGGTGGAAAAACTTGAGTGGTTAAAGTTTGAAGATGCAGTGAAACTCATTGAGAGCTTAAAGAAGATGATTTCTAGAGTAAAGGGGGATTGAATATGCAAGGTTGTATAAGTATAGATGAAAAGCTCAAGAAAGAAAAAGATAAACTTAACAAATTAGTAGTAGCTCTTGGGTGTTTACATGAAAAAACTATCAAGCAATCACAATTGGTAGACAGGCTTATTGTTATGAAGATAAGAAAGGATCTCCAAAAGGTGGCCGTATAGCATGACTAAAAAATCAATAAATGACCAAGTGTTAAAAAGCAGAGAAAAATTCTATCACGAGCTCCTAGAGCACTACTCAAAACTTGCTAAAGAAGATCCAAGATATCACAAAACATGTGAAAGATTAAAAAAAGGCAAAGAAGAGTTTTTGGCTGGAAGAACATTGGTTCAAGTAATAAAAGGTTATAAGGGGGATGCCCAATGCTAAATAATTTAAAAGGTAAAGTAAAATCTTTATTAGGAATCTGCTGCACTAAAGGTTGCAGAAATAAGAGTAAGTTCAAGGTTACTATAGACCTTGGAGACAAAAGAATAAAGCGAAAAATGTGCACAGAGCATGTCAATGAGTTTTACCAAAAACACTCTGAATATTTGATTGCAGTTGAATTTGAGGAAGTGATGCAGTGAGCAGGAAACTTTCTAAAGAAGAGTTTGTCACTAAATTCATGAAGGACAAAGCTAAGAAAAAGAAAGAATCTGAAGCTCAATACACATCCTACTATTGCGATTTGAGGTCAAAGATAAAAAAGAGGTTGAAATAATGGAGCGAGATTTTAATAAGTTGAGAGAAATTTTCGCAACTTTATTTGCAAAAGGTTTCACTGAAGAAAAAATGATAAAAGAAATCAGAAGGATTTCTGCAAAGATAGCACTTGAAGAGATGAAAAAGACAAATCAATGAAAGGGGAAGGTGCAGCTTGGAATTTGTGGGAGGTTTACTTATAGGTCTGTTTTTAGGAGGTACATGTGGTTTTTTATTACTAGCTCTCTTGGTTGCATCAAGGGATAACTACAATGAAAATTAGGCTAGATGGCAAAGATTACACCTTTTGCAATAAGAGAACTGAAGAAATAATAAAAGAACAAAAGCTCTATATAATGAAGCTTATAGAAGAATGTGAGAAAACAGATGATAAAGAGAAAATAATAACTGCACTCTTTGGGCTACTCAACCTATCCAATGCACTACTAAACGGGATTGTCAAAAAGCTTGGCAAAGATGAAGTTTTGAAAATCTTAAATGCCATTGATACAAGTAGTCCTAAGACAGAAGACCTGATTAACTAAAGAAGGTGCATCCGTATGATTTGCAAAAGTTGCATCCATTGCAGATGTATAGGCACTAGAAAAAAAGATGGTATAAAACTATATGAATGTCATAGAGACAAGCCGATTTGGCTGGGAGAAAATCTTAAAAATAATTGTGAGTTTTGGGAAGATAAAGGCAATATAATTATAATATTTGATGGGAGGCTTTAAAATGTTTAGTGTTGAAAAAAAGATTATTATTGATTTAATACCAATAACTAACGGAAATAGACCAAGATACAAAATGGAACCAGAATACATAACGGTTCACGATACTGGCAATGCCAATAAAGGAGCGAATGCTCTAATGCATGCTAAATATGTCAAGAACCCAACTACTGATGCAAGTTGGCACTTCACAGTTGACGATGAAAGAGTTGTACAACACCTGCCTTTAAATGAAAATGGGTGGCATGCTGGAGATGGTAGATATGGTACTGGAAACAGAAAATCCATAGGAATTGAAATTTGCATGAATAGTGATATTGATAGAGCAAAAGCCGAAAGATTAGCTGCTGAATTAATTGCATATTTGATGTGGAAGTATGACATACCTATTACAAAGGTGGTTCAACACAACTATTGGACAGGAAAAAACTGTCCTAGACTAATACGTTCGAGAACTAATGGCTGGAGCGAATTTATAAAACTCGTTACAGAGTCAAACATGACTTTGACACCAATCATGGGCAAAGCAGAAGCTACTATTGAGCAAATGGCATCCTTTGCCCTTAAGGGAAACAAGTCCCCTGCCCTACCCTACTGCTCAGTAGAAGAGCTTGCTAAATATTTCATAGAAGAAGCTGGAATTGAAGGAGTTAGAGCTGATGTTGCTTGGGCTCAAAGTCTTAAGGAAACAGGATATTTTAGGTATGGAGGCATAGTGCTCCCTAATCAAAATAATTATGCTGGCATTGGTGCACTTAACGGCAATAGCAAAGGCCAAGCAGCAAGCTTTGAAAGTCCTAGACTTGGAGTTAGAGCTCAGATACAACATCTAAAAGCTTATGGATCTACCGAACCATTAAAACAAGAATGCATTGACCCAAGATTCCATCTTGTCAAACGAGGGAGTTCAAAGTATGTAGAATGGTTAGGCTACAAAGATAATCCAAATGGAGCTGGATGGGCATGGCCAGGGAAAGGATATGGTTATGACATTGTAAAAATATTAAATAAAATACTTAAAGAGCCAAAACCTCAAAAACATTGGGGAGCACCATTTATTCAAAAACTGAAAGATTTGAATATAGTTACTGGAGATCATGAACCAACAGACAATATAACATGGGCTGAGCTTGCAGCAGTTGTAGTAAAAACTGTAGATATGCTCGAAAAGGGGTTGAACGATATTGATAAATAAAATAATATAAAGGTGGTGAAGTCTTTGAGCGATAAGGTAAAATCAGAAACTATAAAGGAAGAAGTCAAAGACTTAAAATCCAAGATAAAGGTTGACGAGCTTCCTGAGCCATACCAAACAATATTTGACCTCATTGGATTAGAAAACACCTTAATGATAGCAAAGGAACTTGGTGGCACAAGACACTACTTCCCTAAATTTGAATCATTATTTAGAGATAGCAGAAATCAAATGATATACAATGAGTTCAATGGAAGCAACTACAGAGAAATTGCCAAAAAATACAACTTGTCAGAAACGAGAATTAGAGAGATAATAAATGAAGAGCACAATCGAAGATTCATGCAAATTAATATGTTTGACAAAATTTAAGTAGGATTTTTACTCAAATTAAGCAATCAAGCCCTTTGGGAGAAACCGAATACAAAAAGATATAAAATCTCAGTGTGAAGTAATTTTGCACTGAGATTTTTTTATTTCTTTAAAAAGGGGTGACGAAGTTGGTAGAACAAATTCAAAGTAGTGCAATCGAAGTACTTACAAGTGTAGTTTTGGCACTCATTGCTCTGGGGGGAGCTTATGCTACATATTACATCAAGAAGGCCACAGAAAAAATAAGGTTAGAAATGACGAAGATTGAGGATGAAAGACAGAAGACTCTACTCGATAGAGCACTAAAACGAATGGAAGAAGTTGCAGAAAAAACAGTTAACAAGATTGAACAAACTACTGCAAAAAATATCAGGAAGGCTGTCAAGGATGGTAAAGTTGACAGAAAAGAACTTGAGGACTTAGCAGTAGATGCTTACGAAGAAATTTTAAAAACATTAGAACCAGATTATAGAAAGGTCATTGAAGAAAGCTTGGGCGATGCCAGAACTTATATTTTAAATACAATCGAAGAAAAAGTCAGAGATGTAAAAGCTAAAGGGTAGCTGATAAAAGATGGACAAAACTTGGATTATACAGACAGTTACGATGCTCGGCATTGGAGCCCTAGGATATTTTATCAAAGACCTAAAAAAAAGCATTGAAGGCAGAATCGAACAGAATACCAAAAGTATTGATGCTAACACTGAAAAGATTGACAATTTAGAAGAAAAATTCAACAACTACAAAGAAACTGTGGCTATGAGGTATGTCCAGAAAGATGAGTTCATAAGAGCTATAACCAACATGGATAAAAAACTAGACAAGATTTATGACCGAGTCGTAGAGAAAGGAGAATGATTATGGGATTAGGGAATATGGATGTAGCTCAGGCTATGAGAAACAAAAAGACCCGTGGTCAGATTATGAGAACCTTAGCAATCTTTTATCCAGATCCTATTATGGTATGTGATTTAAAGGTTGCTCTTATTACTAGAGGAATAAATTCCATAGCAGAGCTTGAAGGGCATCTGAAATACCTCGAAGATGCAGGCTATATCAGAATAAAGGATGGCTTAGATAAAACGGTAAGAGAAGATGATCTTATCGAGATAACAACAAAAGGAACTAAGCTCCTTGAGGGAGACCTGGATGATACGAGTGTGATGCTCTAATGGGGAAAAAGCATAGAGTAAGAAGTAAAATTGACGAGCTGCCAGAAGAAATCAAAAGCAAAGTTGATGACCTGCTGGCAGATACAAGTTACACATATTTAGACATATCAGATTGGCTCAAGGAGCAAGGTTATGATGTCTCTAAAAGTGCAGTTGGTAGATATGCACTCAGAACAAACAATGCAACTAAAAGACTTTTGGAGGCTCAGCAACAAGCTAAAGCTCTTGTGAATGTAGTTAAGAACAACCCTGATATAGATTACACAGAGGCAACTATGCAAATGCTTATGAGTGGCCTGACAGAAAAAATAGCAACGGCTCAAGAAGAGTTTGATGCAATGCCCCTAGATAAAGCTGGAAGACTCATTGTTTCTCTTAGCAGAACTAAAGCATACAAAGATAAGGTCAAACAGGAAATGAAGGAAAAAGTCGACCTTGCATTTGAAAAACTAGAGGAAGAAATATTTTCAACCATAAAAGGAGACCCAGCACTTGCGAAGGAGCTGAAAGAAATACTAGAAAAGGCTAAGGCTAGGATGATGAATGATGGGGATTAATATTGACAGATATATAAGAGAATTGGATATTGAGGAAGATTTAGAACAGATAGAGTCGGAGGAGTATCAGAAAAATCTTTTTATAGAGTATGTAAAGAAAAGTGGCAAATTTTCAGAGTACAGAAAAAAGCTTTATGAAGATTTTGAAGCTGGAGCTCCTTTATCAGGAGAAGATGGCTTAAGGAAAAAGCTTGCAGCAATAGACCTTGAATATTTTGGTAGAGCTTACTTAAGTCATTATTTTGTTAGAAACTCTCCTGATTTCCATAGAGAACTCAATCAAATTTGGAGTGACGGAGTTCTCAAAGGACTTAATCCAATCAAAGTAAAGACCAGAAAAAAAATTAGTCGAATGAAAGGATGTAGGCGAGGGATAGCAGCTCCTCGTGGACATGCAAAATCAACAACCTTTACATTTAAAAATGCGATGCATGCTATTTTATATGAGTACAAGAACTACATCATCATCCTCTCAGACTCATCGGAGCAAGCTGAAGGATTTTTGGGAGATATAAAGATCGAGCTTGAAGAAAATAGATATATTATCGAAGATTTTGGAAGGCTCAAAGGCAAGAAATGGACTGATAGTAGCTTTACAACTGCAACTAATATCAAAGTAGATGCGATTGGCTCTGGGAAGAAAATAAGAGGCCGTAGACATAGAAACTGGCGACCAGATCTGATCATACTAGATGATGTTGAGAATGATGAGAATGTCAATACACCTGAGCAGAGAAAAAAGCTTGCCAATTGGTACTATAAAGCAGTCAGTAAATCAGGCGATACCTACACAGACATAGTTTACATAGGAACTCTGCTTCATTATGATAGTTTGCTTGCTAAAGTGCTTAACAACCCATCATATAAGTGCGTAAAGTACAGAGGTATCATAAGTGAAGCTAAAAATAAACATTTGTGGGATGCGTGGGAAAGCATATACACTGACCTTGAAAACCCTCAAAGAGAAGAAGATGCCCTACAGTTCTTTGAAGATAATAAAGAAGAAATGCTAGAGGGCACCGAAGTTTTATGGGAAGAAAAGCTTTCGTATTATGATTTGATGATTATCAAAGTATCTGAAGGAGAAGCATCTTTCAATAGTGAGATCCAGAATGAACCTATCGACCCTTCAAACTGTACTTTTAACGAAGAATGGTTTGATTACTACAATGAAGTTGAAATAGATTTTACAGACAGAAGATTTGCATTTATTGGGGCAATAGATCCATCCCTTGGCAAAAACAAAAAGAGTGACTATTCAACGATATTAATATTAGCTAAAGACACTAAAACTGGATACATGTATGTTTACGAAGCTAGCCTTGAAAAAAGACATCCTGATGTAATTATCACAGATAGTATCGAGAGCCAAAAAAGACTGAAAAGAGAAACTGGTAGAGGATATACAAAAATCGGAGTCGAGACAAACCAATTCCAGCACTTTTTCAAAGACACGCTTGCTAAAGAAAGTGCTAAAGAAAATGAATATCTTCCAATCGAAGAAATACAAAGTACTTCAGATAAGAAGATGAGAATTGAGAGTTTGCAGCCCTATATAAAGAATAAATACATAAAGTTTAATCCAAAGCACAAGACGTTGCTAAAGCAGTTGAAAGAATATCCTATGGGAGCAAATGACGATGGCCCCGATGCACTTGAGATGGCAGTCAAACTAGCTGAAAAAGTGGCTTCAAGTCAAAATACAAACTATAAATCAGTACTAAAACGAGCATTAGGCTTTAGAAAAGGAGCATATTAAGGGAGGTGTAGAGCTTGATAGTAGACCAAAATGGCAAAAAGATAAGCAGCAAAAAACCAATACAAAGGGAAATCGCAGTGTCAACTATATATGACAAATACAGCACCTACCCTTCCGACGGACTAACACCTAGGAAGCTGGCTGCAATCTTCAAAGAAGCTGACACTGGGGATGTATATAGGCAGATGGAGCTATTTGAAGAGATGGAAGGTAAAGATCCTCATCTATTCTCGCAACTCCAAACAAGAAAAAATGCAGTTGTGGGGCTTGATTTTGAGATACTGCCCTTTTCGGATGATGAAAAAGACAAGAAAATAGCTGAATTTGTATCGGATGCAATATATAATTTGGAATCTATCGAAGATATATTTATAGATCTTCTTGATGCAATTGGAAAGGGTTTTGCAGTAAGTGAAATAATGTGGAAGGTTAAAGACGGCAAGGTCTATATAGGCGACATTAAAAATAGACATCAAAAAAGATTTTTCTGGGATGAAAATGACATCATGAAAGTCATAACGGAAGATGAACCCTTTGGGATACCACTTCCACCTAATAAATTTATAATTCATAAATACAAGGCAAGAAGTGGGCATCCTTCAAAAGCTGGAGTATTAAGAGTTATAGCCTGGATGTACCTTTTCAAAAACTATGACATAAAAGACTGGGTATCATTTTGTGAAGTATTTGGGATGCCCTTAAGGCTTGGGAAGTATAATGCAGGGACTTCTGAAGAGGATAAGGATGCACTTATAAAGGCTTTAGTCATGCTCGGAAGCGATGCAGCTGGAATAATTCCAGATAGTACAGATATTGAATTTGTGGAGGCAAGCAAGACTACTTCTATAAATGTGTATGAAGCTTTAGCTGATTTTTGCAACAAGGAAATGTCTAAAGCCATACTTGGACAAACACTTACAAGTGAAATAGGCAGCAGCGGCTCATATGCAGCATCAAAAACCCATGATGGGGTTAGACAAGATTTAATAGAAGCAGATTGTAAAGCATTAGCACAGACTATAAGAAGAGATTTAATAAGACCTTTAGTATTTTTCAACTTTGGAATTACTGACAGGTTACCACATTTGAAGTTTCACTCTGAACCACCTGAAGATTTAGAAAAAAGTGCTAAAACATACTCGGTACTTATAAAGGAAATTGGACTTCCAGTAGCTGAGGAGCACATATACGAAAAATTTGGAATACCAAAACCTGAATCAGGACAAAAGATTTTAAACCCATTCCCTCAAATGCAATTGAAACAGGACAAAATGTATCAAGAAGCAGAAATTATTGCAAATAAATCTGCAAAAAGTGAGATTGAAATCTCGAAAAAGTTTCAGAAAGAAGCTGATAAACTGGCAGATGTGGCCACTGAAGAAAGTATCAAACTATTTCAGGAAATGTTTAAACCTCTACAAAAGTTGATGGATGAATCAGATAGCTTAGATGACATCAAGAAAAAACTAGAGGATCCTAAAATTCTTGAATCTTTACTGAAGGATATGCAGAGTCAGGAGCTAGAGGAGCTTCTTCATAGAGTGATGTTTGCAGCAGATATTCTTGGAAGGATGAGAGAAGATGCTGAACATTCATAAGATTATAAATGAGCCACTCAAATTTGAAGAAGCTATCGAATATTTTGGAGGCAAGATCCCTATAGACTCTAAGGAATACTATAGGATTTCAAACGAATACAAAACAAAAGCTTTTACAGTATCGGGTTATAGCTCAGCAGAAATCTTAAGAAAGTTTCAAGAAGAGCTCATGAAGGTTTTGAATGAAGGTCTGACAATAAAGGATTTTAGAGAAAAAATGAATGACTTCCTTGAGAGAAAAGGCTATGAAGGACTTACTCCCTACCAAGCAGATAATATTTTTAGAACTAACATTCAAACTGCCTACAATGTAGGGCACTATAAGCAAATGACAAAGCCTGAAAATCTAAAGATGAGACCCTATTGGATGTATGATGCCATTAACGATAAGAAAACCAGACCAACTCATGCAGCTATGGACAGGAAGGTATTCCCTGCTGACCATAAGTTTTGGGATACCTGGTATCCCCCAAATGGATTTAAGTGCAGATGTGGAGTTGTATCACTGTCAGAAAGGCAAGTAAAAGCTAGAGGACTAAAGGTTGAAAAGGAAATACCTAAAATGGTAGAGCCGAAAGGTCAAGTAATGAGACCTCTTTTACCAGATAAGGGGTTTGATGCAAACCCAGCAAAAAGAGTATGGGAACCAGATGTATCAAAATACCCTGAACCTTTAAGAAAAGCTTATGAAAAAGTCAAAAAATCTTTTAACGGTTGATTTTAAGCCATTTTAACGAGGTAAACTTATTATTATTTCCAAGCCACAAAACAAATATACATCTGTAAGCCTTTAAAATCGATTTTAAGCAAAATTTTATACTTAGACAACCTAATACACTACTTAATATTTTTAACATTAAATTAACGGCGATTAACGGGGTTTTAACGCAACTCTTAAACGTAAGAAGGTGAAAATAATGGAGTTCAAAAAGAAAGGGTATTTAGTTTTATCTAACACAGTGAATATTGAAGGTGTACCAGAAGTGATAAAAATACTTCCTCTTGGCAATGTGGTGTCAAGAAAAGGGCCGTTTAAAGTTGACCAAGAGGGCTTCAAAGTAATGCTTGAGCATTTTAAAGATAGAAAGCTTGATGTAGTCATTGACTATGAGCATCAAACTTTAGAAGGCACCGAAGCTCCTGCTGCTGGATGGATAAAAGATATTGAATTAACTGATGAGGGAGTTATGGCAAAGGTTGAATGGACTAATAAAGCTAAAGAATATCTGGCTAACAAGGAATATAGATACCTATCTCCTGTTATATTCAAAAGAAAATCCGATGGCAGAGCTATAATGCTCCACTCTGTTGCACTTACCAACACTCCTGCAATAGATGGCATGGAGCCAATTATAAATAGTTTAAACAATGATTTAGAAGGAGGATTTGAGATGGAATTTTTAAAGGAAATAGCAAAACTTTTAGGACTTTCAGAAGAAGCCACAGAAGAAGAAGTAACTGAAGCTATTAAAAAGCTTAATGAAGCTTCAAATCAAAAAGCAAAGGAAGGCGAAGAGACAGAAACTGTTGCCAACAAGGAAATATTAGAAGTACTTGGATTAAAAGAAGATGCAACTGTTGAAGATGTAAAAGGCAAAATTATATCACTTAAGAATCCTGCTGGATATGTTTCTGTTGAAGAGTTCAACAAACTAAAAAACAAGATTCAGAAGAAAGAAAGTGATGATCTAGTGCAAATGGCTCTTAGCGAAGGTAAAATCACACCAGCACAAAAAGAATGGGCAGAAGAAATAGCACTAAAGGATCCTGTTGGGTTCAAAAAGTTTGTTGAAACTGCTCCTCAAGTTGTCCCACTTGACGAAATCAAACCGTCCAAAAAAGAAGTAAAGATTGATTCAGAAATTGAAATGAGTGTAAACAAGCAACTTGGAATAACCAAGGAAGATATTGAAAAATACGGAAAGGATGATGAATAATGGCACTTTCAGCACCAAGAAATACCCCTGAAAGAAATGGCGAAATCATTGCTTTGCCAGTAGCAACAAGTGTGAAGATCTATGAAGGAGGTTTAGTTGTCGTAGATGCTGGATATGCAAAGCCAGGAGCTGAAGCTACAGGGCTGATAGCTGCTGGAAGAGCTGAGGAATTTGTTGACAATTCAACTGGGCAGGATGGCGATGCAACAGTAAAAGTTAAAAGAGGTTGTTTTAAGTTTGCAAATGACACTACTGACCCTGTGGATCAATCACACGTTTTAAGTGATTGCTACATAGTA